CACCGCCTAAATTGCACAATCCCTGCCGCTTGGATTGCTGTTTTTAACAATGGCCATGAGGTTGCCATTTGCCGCGAATGGGAGGCATCAACCGCAGAAGATGCTCAGGCTTATTACGAAATGCACCATGTTGAATACGCATAAGGAAACACCATGATTGACCACAAACTTCAATACTACTTTGATGATGTTGTTTCTTATGACAACGGCAACACAGTTCAAAACGTCAAGGTTGGCTATGACTATTTACCAGCACAACATAACCATCCCTACGACTATGACTATGCAGAAATGTTTGATGTGTTTGTGTTTGACCAACAAGGCAATCACATAACTTATGACATTCCTGATGCTGAATACAAACGTATTATGCAAGAAGCCAAAGCAAACTTTGTTCAAATTCAGAGAGACCGCAATGAAATCTAAAATTATTCAAACACTTATTGAGTGCGTTTTAGCCATCATTATTTTTGGTGGTATTGGTGTAATGCTGGCTTGGCGAGGTTAAGCATGATTAACCTACTAAAAAATTATTTGCGTTTGCCATCAGCCAAAGAGTTGGCGGCCAATGAACTTGAAATGGCACATCGCAAGCTGTTAGTGGCTCTTAGCGCACAGGAATATGCAAAGCGTATGTGTGATTACCACTCAGACCGAATCAAACGCCTAACGGCTTATTTGAAAGACGAAACATGAAAATAACGCAATTTTTGCATGATGTAGTTACTACAGCTACAAAAGAATCAGTCTGCACTCACACAGACGGAACAGAATACTTGGTTAGACATATCTACATTAAAGATAGTTTAAACAACGTATGTGAAATAGTTTTATTTGGCAAAACAACAGAAATTCTTGACGAAAGTAATAAATGAAAAATTTAGCAACAGCATTAGTTAAGGCACAAAAAGCTTTTGGACCAGCCTTAAAAACATCTACAAACCCACATTTTCGTAGCCGATATGCAGACTTATCATCTTGCGTTGAAGCTGTTGTGGACTCTCTAAACGATAACGGCATATTTCTTTTACAAAAAAATTATGACTGCACTGATGGCGTAATGGTTGAAACTGTTTTTGTCCACGAATCAGGTGAAATGCTTGAATGTGGCATTGTGCATTTTCCAGCCGTTAAGCATGACCCGCAAGGTTATGCAAGTGCTTTAACTTACGCAAGGCGTTATAGCCTTATGGCGGCTTGCGGTATTGCACCAGAGGATGACGATGGCAATGCGGCTAGTCGTAAAACAGTTATTACATCAACAATTGATGAAAATGCGCTTGTAGATCATTTAGCCGCTATTCAGGCATCTACAGACCAAGATCAATTAAAAAGCGCTTACAAAGCCGCTTATGCCGCTTGCAATGGTGATACCGATTGGCAAAAGAAAATAATTGCCGCCAAAGATAAAGCAAAGGAAAAATTATGATTGAAATGATGGATCAAGGCTCAGAAGAATGGTTTAAGGCGCGAATTGGTAAAGTTACAGCATCCCGTGTGGCTGATGTACTTGCTAGAACCAAATCAGGTTACAGTGCCAGCCGTGACAATTACATGGCTCAATTGATTTGTGAACGTTTAACCAACCAAAAAGCAGAAGGTTTTAGTAATGTTGCAATGCAACATGGCACAGACACAGAACCTTTAGCACGAGCCGCTTATGAGGATTACGCAGATATTTTGGTTGATGAAGTTGGCTTTGTGCCGCATCCGTCAATCATTATGGCTGGTGCTTCTCCTGATGGGCTTGTTGGTGATGATGGGTTAATAGAAATTAAATGCCCAAATACGGCCACGCACATTGAAACTTTGCTTTCAAGAACCGTGCCAAGTAAATACAACACGCAAATGCAATTTCAGATGGCTTGCACAGGCCGTGAATGGTGTGACTTTGTCAGCTTTGACAATCGTTTACCTCAAGACCTTCAGTTGTTTGTTACACGTGTTCCAAGGGACAAAATGTATGGCAGGCTAATGGAGGAAGAAATTGTCAAATTCTTAAATGAACTTGATATAAAAATTGCTGAACTTATGAAAGTAAATGATCTTATGAAAGTAAAAAATGTCTAAACTTTATGAAATTACCGTGGTTTCTGGTAAATATAAAAACAAAGATGGTGTAGAAAAGTCACGCTATCAAAACATTGGCTCTGTTATTGAAACCAAAAATGGACCGATGTTAAAACTTGACAGCATCCCACTGCCTGATGGCGGCTGGAATGGCTGGGCATATCTTAATACGCCAAAACCTAAAGACGAGTACCAAGGTTTGCCAAAAGACGACGACGATATTCCATTTTGATTAACGGGGGGAAAGCTGTGCAAAGGATATTCCTAGCTTGCAGACGAGCAGTTAGTACCCCCACCTTTAAGGAAACAACATGACATTTAGCAAAGTATTTGAATCAATCTTTGGCTCAGAACCAAAATTCATGGCTAGAGCATCAGACCCACTCACCAGCATGGAAGCGGCTGAATCAATTGATTCCACACGGCTAGAACAAATGGTTTATGAAGTGGTTGCCAAATATCCAAATGGATGCACTTCTGATGAAGTAATGGCGCATTTTCCACACCACGGTGTTCAGACCATTTCGCCTAGATTTGCGCCATTGATACGCAAAGGGTTTATTGAGGATACAGGCGAAAAACGCAAAGCTAAATCAGGACGTTCACAGCGTGTGATGAAAATAATTAAACAATGAAACTTAAAATGACACCACTAAGCCTTAACAGCAATCAGCCCGTTCATAAATTACGATCTTGTAATAATTGTGATGAAATCAAACCACCAGAGGGCGGGATTGACATGGGGCACAAGTGGATTTGCCAAGCGTGTTGGCTTTTTAGGAAAATAGGCAGACACCAAAGGGATAAAAATGACCAAAGACGATCTAATTAGTTTGCTACGCATCACAGGCGCTCAGGAAGCCTCTATAGACGCTGTATGCGCGGCTTATGACGCTGGTTGGAACGATGCCCTTGATGACTACGCAGACCGCTTAAAACCGCTTCCTTTTGGCAGGGACACGCTTGACAGCTTTTCTGCGTTTATCAAATTAGCTAAGAAATAAGGAGGCACTCGGCATCCCTGCGCTTTTTAAGTCCAGATAGAACTTTGCCGCCACCTTTGTTCCACAGCTTCAATTGTTCTTTTGCGCCATCCCAATCCCCTGCGTTTATTTTGCGTTTGAGGGTTGAAGTCTGAAGTCTGCCTGTGCCTAAGTTATAACAAAAATCAACAATGGCGTTGCACTTACGTTCATCGGTTGCAAGGATGGGGCAGTTTCGGAGTACACCCGGCAAATAGGTGTGTTCCAATTCCACCATTAACAACGCCCTTGCGGTAGGCTCATCCATAGGCGCATCTTGTAGGGTCACTTTGCGCCCGTCAGAATAGTAAGTTGAGCCATAACCAATGGTTGCAATTCCCGCAGGGCATAGGTAAGGCTTAGAAAAAAATCCCTCAAAATGGCGACAAAGGGATGCGGCCAACTCTAAGTTCATATTCCACGCTTTGCCAAAGTACGGTCAAGAAACCAATAATTGATTGTTCCTGACAACAAGGCAGAAAAGTCAGGGGTCATCATGGTTTTAAATACTTCAATAGCTGGTGCGCCAGCAAGCCAAGCATTCCAAGCAAACCACACATGAATGAATGACCAAACAAACAAAATCCAATAAGTGATCATAGGACGCACAGAAGCTGACAGGCTGGCTACCCATCCACCCGCGGCTTTAACCATTTCAGATTGCTGTGTAATGGCGTTGTTGAACGCATCCATCACGCCTACGTCAATAGCGGCTTCACGTTGTGCGCCAATTTCAGCTAATTTTTGCTGACCACGTTGGGCTTCCAAGTCGCATTGGAACTTGAACATATTTAATTCATGCTGGCGCTCATTCTTTTTATCCAGCCATTTCAGCACTTCAGGGGCCATTCTAAAAATGCCACCAAAGATAGAACCCAATAAACCACCGCTTAAAACTTCAAACATAGTTAGTCCTTACAAGATTTTGATTTATCTTCATTTTGCATAAGTTTGATGCCACTTAGGAATCCAATCATGCCGCCAATAAGTGTAGAAAATGCGGGTGAAATCATTTTAAAGATTTCAGCGTTGTCCACTTCTTTAGCCCAAAGGCCAAGCATAAAGCTGATCACCATTGCCAAAACAGAAATGCACAGGGTTGTGCTTACCATTAACGTGACCCAAAGCGTCAGTTTGTCTTTTGTGTCTGCCGTTGGCTTCTTAGGTGTTCTTGCTACTGGTTTTCTGGTCATACAAGTAAATCAATGTCACGTTTAAGGTTAACAATCTGAATGTCTAGCGTTATCTGACGCATCCGATACGCATAAATCTCATACTCATACTGGTGAAACTTTTTTACCGTATTATCAATTTTGACTTGCAAATCACGTTCTGCATTTTGCTTTTCTATTTTTTTGATAAAAACTTCCTGTTGCACCAAGCCTTTAGGCTGTACTACGGGATACCACTTGTCGTAACTCACTTTCATTTATTTTCCCGATCAAGCGCATCCTTGTACCCGTAAA